GGGAGGCCGACGCCTGTTCCACCTGGAAAAGGGTATAAGAAAACGCCGGCTGGTCGGCCGACGTTTACTTCTTCTTCAGTTGTGACGGAAGGAAGTCCTTGAACAGGGCGTCTTCAATCGTGTCCCCGTTTTCGTCGAAGAACTCGACGGTGTAGGCTTCCCCGTTGCCCTGGATATAGACGACGGTCCCTTCCGTGCCGGCCTTGACGCCGGTTTCGGGGTCGTCTTCCAGAAGGACGACGGTGTCATATAATTCAAACATAGGCTGTCACTTCTTCCTTTCCGGCGTTGCCGTGATGAAATGCGGGTCCTTCCCGCCGGTGTCGATCTGCCAGACGGTGTTCAGGCGAAGGAACCGGTCCTTCCGGCCGTACAGGATCACGGGGACGGTGTACCGTTCGCCGAACTGCGTGGACACGGTCTTCGTCACAGGGGACTTCTGGACCTCCGTCAGAAGTTTCTTCTGGAAGGTTTCCCAGTTTTCCACATTGTAGCCCAGGACCTGGTTGATCACATGGGCCTTTTCCTTCCCGCGGGGGTGTTCGTGGTTCAGAAGATAGCCCTGAAGTTTGTCCTGGGGCGCCGACGCAGACGCCGCTTCGGGAAGGGTGCCGCGGCTGGCGGTGCTGTTGTAAAGGCGGACCTTCGCCTTCATCTGGCGCCATTTCTCCGGATTCGTGTATTTCACGTTCTGGAAGGCGTCCAGGGTGGACGGGACTTCGCCGTCCGGAAGGACGCCCAGGAAGGCGTCGAATTGCTCCTGGTCTGCCTTGATATTATACGCCTTCTTCCGTTCGACTTCAACCGAACCTTGACCGTTTGCGGCCGTCTGCCGGCTGTACCACTCCTGATAGGTGGTCCGCTTCGGCATAGGCTCCCCGCTGTTCAGCCAGTCCAGGGCCTCTTCGGGGTCATATTCGACCGTCGTACAGCGACAGTTCGGGTGAATGGGCGGGTAGTTGACGCCAGGTTCCGCGTCGGACACCTTAAAACGCCGGCCGTCCAGGCCGCCGCAAGTGTCACAGGTGCGTTCATTGACCGCGGCCATATATTCATATTCCGCGACGCCGGCTTCCTTGTAGGCCTTCCTGTCGGCTTCCGCGTGGATATGGGCGGTTTCGGTGCGGATCAGGCGTTCGGCGTTCTTGTAGGACTGGCCCATTCGGGAAGAAAGGGCGGACGCCATAACGCCCACGCTCTTTCCCTGAATCAGGCCCTGGGTGATGATCTCGCGTGTGTTGAAGATCAGCGCCTGTTTCGACTGCCACAGACGATCGGAGAACATAGCACCGGACCAGGGGTAGGACACGGCGTCTTCGACGGCGGAAGCGTCGATCTTCGCGATCTCATTGTAGAAGCCGGCGCGGCTTTGGAGGTCATAGGACTTCTTGTAGTAGCCTTCGACGAAGCCTTCGCCCAGTTCTTCCTTCATCTGCTCGACGCCGCGTTTCCACAGGTCGTTCAGGATTAGGTCGATTTGACCTTGAAGGGCTTCCAGGCGGGAAATGGAACTGTTCGCCGACAGGGCGTCCAGTTGCGCCTTCAGGACCGCCTTCACGCTGGGGTCGGTGGTGGCTTCGATGGTGGCGACATAGTCGCCCAGGGCGGCCTTCCATTCCTGGAACTCCTTCCGGTTGAGAAGGCGGACCGCCTGGTCGTAGGTCAGGCCGTACTTGCCGGCGTACTTCGAATAGAAGCTGTCGATCTGCCTTCGGATCGACTTCGCCGCGGCTTCGTACTCCCTGAACATTTTCCCCGACAGGTTCGCGCCGCGAAGATAGGCTTCGTTCTCGCGCGTCAGGGCGCGTTCGGCCCAGTAGTCACGGTTATTCGTTGCCATCGGCTCCACCGCCATTCACGGGGTCGCCCTGGCCGTTCTGGCCCTTGCCGGCGCCCAGGGCGTCGCCGAACAGGCCTTCGCCGTATTCCTCCATAGCGGCCTTCTTCTCTGCGTCGATCCGCTCCATTTCTTCGTCGGCGTCCGTCACCCAGGGGTGGTTCTGAAGGATCGTCCGCTTCGACAGAAGACTTTCGCTGGCGACGGCGTTCTGGATCACGTCGGTTTCGTTGACGGGAAGGTCCATGTTGAAGACGATGTCGAAGGTTTCCTTCGAAAAGTCGCCCTTGCCGGCGATCTGAAGGTAAACGTCGATGAACAGTTTCAGGCGCTGGAAGGTGTCCTTCAGTTCGGTCGCCAGGGAATCGCAGTCGGACGACAGGTCCATATAGCGGAAATTGATCGCCGTTCCGGACGCATTCCCCAGGTCAGGGTCCTTCGTGTCGACGGCCGCGGCGAAGTCGTAGACGTCGCGGCGCTGTTTATCCAGGAAGGCCATGACGGCGTCGATATTAAGGTCGGCCTGAAGTTTGTCCACACCGCCGTCGGTGGTGACTTTGATCGCCATGTGTTCCTTCAGGTCCTTGATGAACTCGCCCAAGTCCTGGCCGCCGTAGTTCTTCAGGATATAGATGAACTTCGCCACGTCGCGGAGAACGTCGGCGGTCACGGACGTCTGCCAGTTGATGTCGTCGATCAGGTCCTTGATGAAGTAGCAAAGGGGAAGTTCCTCTTCGTTGTACTTCAGCCAGACGATCGGGACGGTGTCCCAGTTGTAGGCTTTGTTGCCGACGGTGAAATGGGGTTCGGTGTAGTCGTTGGTTTCATCGCCGTGTTCGGTGTCGACGATAAAGTCGCCGGCGATGGTGCCGGCGAAGGCGTCGGTTTTGAAATACTTGACGCCGCCGGTCCACCACAGTTCGGCGTGGGTGATCGTGTGCTTTCTGGTGCCGATGTAGATCACCTGGTCATAGAAGCGAATGAAGGCGTCCAGCTTCGTTCGCTCCGCGTCGCGCCAGATCGGGACCAGTTCCGCGGACGGGATTCGCATGAAGGCCAGTTTCCCGTCGTCGAAGTAGGGCTGAAGCCATGCAATACCAGACTTCACGGCGCCCTTCCCCAGGGATTTGATCTTCCGGCGGAAGGTCTGGTCGAAGACGTCGTTCAGGGCGTCGCCGTAGGAACTGTTCTTCGTGTCCACGGTGAAGGGCTTCCCCAGAAGGTAGTTCGCCTTCTGGTCGACCAGCTTCTTCAGAATCGGGTGTTCGATCCTGGTATTCGACCGGTTCGCGACGTCATTCGTCTTCCGCTGGACGTCGGTCCGGTTTCTGTAATAGGCTTCGGCCTGGATCATGTTCGCGTACTGTTCGGACGCCTTGAACTCCCTGATCTCTTCGGTCACGATCTGGGCCAGGGTCATTGTCGCGTGGTCCGGATCGGAAATGATCATATTGATCCGGTCCATGACGGAATATTCGGCCATGTGGTGTCACTCCCTTATTTCAAAACTTCAATAGCGGAACCGCGGCGGAGTCGTTCGACGGAGTAGCGAAGGGCCGCCATAGCGTCGTCCATGAACTCCACGGGTTCGTCGATATAAAGGCCCGTGGTCGGGTCCTTTTTCCACTTCCATTGTTGAACTTCCTTCAGGACGTTCACACAGGAAGGGTGAATGTGGATTTTCCGGCCCTTCAGCCAGTCGATTTGTGCCTTCACGCTTCCAGGCTCTTTCTTCACGGGGTAGGCACGGAAGCCGGCCTTCTGCCAGGTCTTGATCCGGTCCGGCTCCGCAGAATCACAGAACATTTCCACACGCCGGTCGACCTTCGCCTGATTTGCAAGGCCGATGATCTCTTCGGTGTCCTTCTCGAAGACGTAGATTTCGGAACAGATATAGACTTCTCCGTCCTTCCAGCCGACGCCCAGGATCGCGTTCGCGTGGTTATAGCCGAAGTCCTGGCCGTAGTAGAAGGCGTCGAAGGCGTCCCTGTTGACCTTGAAGTCGTGGACTTCGAAGTTCGTCAGGATCAGGCCGCCCAGTTCGCCCCATTCGCCCAGGCCATAGACGCGATAGCCTTCAGGGTCTTCTTCCTTGCGGCGCTCCATGCGGCGATAATAGGCGGGGTCTATGAACCGGTTCGTCTTATAGGTGGAATGATGGGCCAGGACGTCCGGATCGGCTTTGTCGAAGTATCTGGCCTTGATCCAATGCGTCGCACTGACGGGGTTGAAGGTCATTGTGATCTGGTAGTACAGGTTCGGATTCATGCCGTCCAGCTTGCCGCGAAGACGGTCGTCCAGAATGTCGACGTCTTCAGAAAGAAGTTCCGTCGCTTCCTCGCACCATATCCAGACAAGTTTTCCGTTCTTGAAGGTGATCGACTTCACCTTCTCGCGCTGACGCTGGTCCTTCACGCCGCGGAATATGATCCGGTTCCCCGTGATCTTACATTCCAGGGCCAGGGGGTTCAGGTTGACCTTCCAGAAGCGGTCAGCGTATGGGCCGAACATTCGATAGATCGCGGCCTGAAGTTCCGCGAAGGTGGAATCGCGGTTCGTTTCCTCGATCTTTCGGACGACCAGAAGGTTCGCGCCGGTATAGGCGGGGTCAGAAAGCTTTGCTATGTAGTCCTGGGCGATGTTCACGGACTTTCCGGAACCGGCCGATCCCTTCAGAATACGATAGCGGCCGCGCCACTCATTGACAGGGCGAAAGACTGGGTTGAACTGGGCGGACGCCTTGAACTCAATCTTCGCCGCCGTAGTCATAGTTGATCACCACCGTCACAGGGGCGTTCCCTTCGGGATTGTCCTTGAACATTCCCAGGTGACGACCGCACAGTTCCAGGGCCTTCAGCTTGTCGGCCATCTTCACTTCGCGTTCGACGCTCGTTCCGAACTCCGTCGGGGTCTGCTTCACCTTGACGCCGGCGATCACCGCCAGGTCGTCTTCGACAGCAGTCCCCAGGACTTCAGCCGTGTTCAGGTCGATCACGTCCTTCGGGTTCAGGAAGGCGATCCTTCCCAGTTCGCGAAGGACGCGGTCAGCGTTGATCCCCGTCCGCTTCGACCTTTCTGCCATCGCCTGATCGATGCGCGCGCGAATTTCAGGTTTCTTCAGCAATTCGGAACCAATACTTCCCGCGGCATTCGGAGAATATCCGGCGCGGATCGCGGCCTGGGTCGCGTTCAGGTCGATCAGATATTCTTCACAGAAGACTTCATTCTTCTTCGTGATCTTCGCCATGATTCACACCGTCCTTTCTTCGTGATCCTCTGAAAGCGGGTACAAAAAAGACGCCCCCGAAAGGACGTCTTTCTGTACCCTATTCAAAAGGAGGGGGAACACGCTGTTCCCGACTATAATTCTACCACACGGATTTGCAGATTGAAAGTCTCATGTGTATTCACCTGTATTCATCTTTCAGCGGAAGGAATCGGATTTATACATGGTAGCGAATAGGGAGTCCAGGGCCGTTTTCCTCTGGCGGTAGATCGTGGCCTTCGCCATGTGGAGGAAGTCGGCCGCTTCTTTGTAGGATCGGAAGGGGTAATACAGGGCCAGAAGGACGCACTTCGACTGACTGTCCATGTCCAGGATCGCGGACAGGACGTCTTCGATCTGCTGGGCCTGACGTTCCAGGGCGCCGATCCGGCGGTCGGCGGTGTTCCGGCGCTTCTCCGTCCGTGTGACCATGTTCACCATTCGGGCGTCTGGGTCTGGGGAGGACTGGACGCGGACGCCGGCGTCGGAAAGCTGGCTGGAAGGGAAGGCGGATTCCAGGATTTCCTTCAGGTCTTCAGCCAGGGCGGCCCGCTCCGCCGCGATCTGGGATTCTATGACGCGCGCTTCCTGGTCGTGGTTGCGAAGGACGTCCATGACGCGGAAGCGTACCCAGGCTTTCCGCTTCTCTTCCTTTTCATTCTGATCCATGCGTTTCACCGCCTTTCTTCTGGGGTGTGTCAGAACGGAAGTTCTCCGTCGTCGTCTTCGACCTCTGTGAACTGCTGGTCCGCGGCGGCGGCCATCTGGTCGGCGGCGTAGGAACCGGCGCCCTGGTCCTTGCCGTCGGCGAACTCCACGGAGTCGGCGACCACTTCGACCGTCTTCCGGTCGTTGCCTTCCTTGTCCTTCCACTTCCGGACCTGGATCGAACCGGTCAGGGCGACGCGCTTCCCCTTTCGGAAATACTTGTTCACGAACTCCGCCGTCCCGCGCCATGCCACGCAGTCCACAAAATCCACGGTGTCACGCTGGAAGCGGCGGTCGACGGCCAGGGCGAAGGACACGACGGGCGTCCCCTTCTCCGTGCGCCTTAATTCCGGTTCACGGGCCATTCGGCCGATCAGTTGAACTTGATTCATGGTGTCGCCGCCTTTCAGAACCGCTTCCCGTGCTTATAGGGGCGGCCGGCGTTGTAGGCCATCTTCTCCGCGATCACGGCGTCCAGGTCGATTCCCAGGTGGCCGCACAGGTCAGCGATCCGGATCACGGCGTCGGCCAGTTCCACGGCCACGCCTTCGGGCTTTTTGCTTCTGGCGGAACAGGGGGCGTCAGGGTGATCGGGATCATAGATTCGGCTTCCACAGGTGACACCTTCTTCGTGGCGGTCGTCCTCGCATACGCCGCCGGCGTTGCAAGGATAATACACAAGGGGGGTTCCGGCGCGTTCCTCTTCCAGGGCTTCGGAAAGTTCGCTATGGATCAGCGCGATCGCCGTCCCGAAGGGAAGGGGCGGGTCCCAGAAGCCGTGTTTGACGGCGTTGTCGTGTGCCTTCTGAACGATGTCTTTGATCTCCATGTCTGTTCTGTTTCCTTTCTGCACGATAGCAAGTCGGACTTCGTCCGCTTGCCCGTGCTATCATTTGATTTCAGCTTCTTTCAGTCGTTCACTATGTAGAACCGGACGTTCTGGCGGCCGAACTGAAGGGCGTCGTCGTGGCTCTCGAAGTAGACGTCGATCTTCTGTCCCTGGATCGCTCCGCCGCGGTCCTGAACGACCATTTCGCCCAGGCCTTCCACGAACAGGACGGTCCCTGGCGGGTAGATCGACCAGTCAGCGGCGATCGTCGCGCCCTGGACAGCTTCGGCGCCGCTGGCGGTGTAGACGATCCCGTCCGGCCGGTTCAGCGCCCAGGAACCACAGCACCGTTCACATGGACAGTACGCGGTCGCCACGGCTTCGATCCATTCCGGTTCCGGCTCCGGAACTGTTTCCGTTTCGGAAAGGGTTCCAGAAGGCCCCCGGAAGGCCGCTGACGGCGTTTCCTGGGCGGGTGGTCCGTTTACACTTCCGGTGTCTTCGGAACACGCACCGGCGAAGGACGTCAGCACCAGGGCCGTTCCCGCGATGATGGACAGGACGCCGGTCAGAAAACGCTTCATCATGTGGGTTCACCTTCTTTCTGTTCTTCCTCTTCAGGTTCGGGGATCGGCCGAAAGCAATCGCACCGGACGACGCGGTCGTCGTCGGCGTGGATCGGGTTCGGCCGTCCCTGGTCGAAGGCTTCCACACACGCCACGCAGTAGTCGCCCAGGCGGCCGCGCGCGGGGTCGTCGATGAACTGGATATTGTCGCACTTCCGACAGTTGAAGTCGTAGCGCCACTTCGGCAAGTTCTTACGCCTTCTTCCGATCATGGCTTTGCTTCCTTTCTATGGGTTGTCCGCACTCCGGACACTTGCGCGGGATTCCAGCTTCGGTCCGTGCAAGGTCGGCACAGCAGAAGGGGCAGACGAAGACGTCGCCGCCTTCAAATATGGAATACTGGATCGCCGGCGGGACGCCCTGGCGCTTCTTCTGGGCCATTCCAGGATCAGGGCTTCCAGTCCGGACACGGCTTTTGTCCGAAGTAGGGCGGATAGTTCGGAAGGATCAGTTTGTCATGGGCGACACAGCCGATCAGCGTCCCGCCTATGCGGACCAGGTTCCCGCACGTCGCACACGCCTTTTCTTCCTTCTCGACCTTCCGGCGGACTTCTTCAAGGAACGTCATGGTCTTCACCGCCTTTCACAAGTCGGGCTTGCTCCCAGAAGCCACGTTCGCCCTTCGTTCTGGCCCGTGCGGTTTCCAGGGCCTTTCCGTAGTCGTGATACCGGCCGCGTTTTTCTGTGACGCCCTTCACGATGTCGGCGATCGCCTGGTCTACCATGTCGGGCGGATAATAAAAGCGGGGGTATTCTCCGGACGTGTCTATTCCCAGGCTCTTCATGGTCGTGATGATATTGAAGCGGTAGTTCAGGCCGGCTTTCCCTGTATGGTCAGACAGTCGAAGACTGTTTCCCAGGCCGTAGTCGAACTTCAAGTAGACGCTGTTCGTGGAATAGGCGTCATATCTATGAATCAGGACTTTTCCGGCCAGTTTGTCGCAGACATACGCGGCAAGGTCCTTTACTGTTGCCATGCTCCGCCGCCTTCCAGGGCCGCTTCGGCCGCTTCCTTCGTCAGGAAGACCGTCTTCCCGATGTCGTGTTCGGTGAACTGCTCGGACGACCAGGCCGTCGTCCCAAGGCGTCCGCGAAGGACGCTGAAGGACGTCAGGCCGTCCGCTCCCGCTCCGACGAACATGACGGTCGCCGACACGACGCGGCGGCGCCGGATCAGCCAGACGGTCCCGTTCGGCTTCACAGGGAGGATCACACCGCCGGCGTCG